TAGTGGACAAAATTACGCTGCCTATGATGTAGTGAGTTATTCTGGTAGTGCGTATATCTGTTATTTGGCAATAACCAATTCAACGACTAATCCTGTAACAGACACAACGCATTTTGAAATTTTTATTGCACAAGGAGTTCAAGGTATTCAGGGAGTACAGGGTGTTGCTGGCCCAGTAGGCCCCGGCTTAAATGTTCGAGGTGCATGGGTAAGCGGACAAAACTATGCTGCTGCTGACGCGGTAAGTAACGCCGGAAATTCATATATCTGTATGGTGGCTATCACCAACTCAACCATTGTGCCGGGTACTGATACGACACATTTTAGTTTGCTTGGAGCCACCGGAGCTACAGGGCCACAGGGGCCACAGGGAGCCACCGGCGTACAGGGCCCACAAGGGCCTACAGGGCCAACGGGAAATCAGGGTCCTCAAGGAGCAACCGGCCCGACTGGTGCGACAGGCGCCCAGGGCCCTCAGGGTACAGCCGGAGTAGTTGGCGGTACCAGCACGGTTACAGCGGCGGGGACAACTAATCTTAATGTAAACTCATACTATATTCAATTATTCACCGGAACCACTACACAAACGGTAGTTTTACCCGTTGCTTCGACTTTAACAGCTGGGCAATCGTGGATTATCAATAATCAAAGTACGGGAGTGGTCACTGTCCAGACTTCTGGCGGCAACACTATTCAGGCTATGTTGGGCACTGCGGATGCTTATACAACTAACAATTCTTTGTACCTGACTTGTGTCAACCCGTCTGGCGGAACAGGAACAGCTTCGTGGGTAAGTAATTATGACTATGTAAGAGATGGGGGTATGGAAGGTCTTGTATTAAGTGGCGTTACTGGTTTACCTTTCGCCAATTCATATTTCCTAAGGCAAGGGAATTTGGCAACCTTACATATTCAAGCAGGTAGCGGAACGTCTAATTCTACAAGTTTTGGATTAACACTTGATAGCACTTTTGTACCAGCATACAAACAGTATTTTTCTGTTTCTAATATAGGTTGGTTAAACAATGGGGCCGCAGTGACGGACAGAATAAGCGTGTCAACAAACACAGATGGAACTATGACTTTTTATTTAAACGAGAGTTCAACGGGATGGACTTCTTCGGGAACTAAAGGGAATGGAGATTTTACTATTACATATACAATTAAGTAATTATGAACAAACTTATCTTAATAATTTTTATCATACTAATTTCTTGTCCCGTACAGGCATATACCTTTGCCGAACAATGGACAAAAACAGATTCGGCTTTGGAGGCGGTTTATATTGGTTTAACTATTATTGATTGGGGGCAGACAAGGGATATTGCTAAACACCCACAAGAATATCACGAAATAAATCCTGTTTTAGGGAGGCATCCCTCTCTTGATACCGTTGATATTCTGATACCAGCGGGAATAGTGGCTCATGGAATAATCAGCATGGCTTTGCCGCCTAAGTATCGTATTTATTGGCAAGCCGTGTTTATAGGAATTGAAGGATTTACAGTTTTAAGCAATTACAATATTGGTCTAAGGATTGATTTTTAAGGAGGACATAATGAAAAAGATATTTTTAAGTTTAGTTTGTTTATTTTTACTGATAGGGACGGCTTCTGCCATTCCACCTTTTCCACCTGGCTGTTCCTCTCTTCAAAATGTTTCTACGTTAGCCTTAACCGGCATGACAACTAATCCCAACACAACGGCAAGATGGGTTATTGTAAATAATCAGGTGACAATCGAAATAGACGCAGTAGTAGCAACCTCAAATTCGACTTCGATGACTTTAACCGGATTACCAGCCGCGTTGACTCCCGCAAGAAACCAATATTTTCAAGTCTTATTAGAAGACAATAGTGTATCAACAATCATTGGACTTGCTCAGATTTCCGGCACGACAATAACTTTTGGAAAAACTGCTAATTCAACCGGCGAATTTACAAGTTCGGGAACAAAAGGCATCGTACTTGGAATAACATTGACGTACAATTTACTGTAAGGAGGAAATATGAAAAGAATTTTTTTAAGTTTAGTTTGTTTATTTTTACTGATAGGGACGGCTTCTGCCATTCCACCTTTTCCACCTGGCTGTTCCTCTGTCGGCTGTAATTATCTGGCCTCAGCATGGGCGACCTATTTCGCTTCGACCTATTTGCCTATGTCCGGTGCGTATACTGCCGGTCATCTGCTTGGTATGGATGCCACAGGAACCTACATCGTTGACGTGGGTGCGCCTGTAACAATGGGCACAGGGGTAGCGACTGCGGCGGCTATCAATATCGGCACAGCGGGGTCATTCGTAGTTTCTGGCGGTGCATTGGGCACTCCGTCAAGCGGGAATTTATCAAGTTGCTCAGGGTATCCGGCAGACGCTACGAAAGTTTCTGTGGTGTCTAACGTCTCAACTTATATGGGTGCAAACGTTCAATCAGTAAATGAAACCAGCGAAGCGGCAACTTGTAATTGGGCTAACGGTTCAACGTGTGTTATTGCTGGTGACTGTGCCTCAAACGGAACGGTAACAATGAGTGCTGGAAAGGCTTGCACGGTGACTTGTTCAGCAATCCCCATCCTGCCGTGGCATTAAATAAAGTGAGGAAATAGAGAATGGCAACTAAAAAATGGAGTGGACAAGAACGAAGGACAATAACAGTTTGTGGCCTTCACAATGACCTTATGGAAAATCACCGTAAAACTGATAAGAAGGTAGATAAGATTATTACCAATCAGGAAACATACATGAAAACCACAGATGAGTTGACAGGGTTAGTCACCAATGGTCTGAGATCGAAGGTTGAGGAAATCGCCAAGACCACAGCGGAAATAAAATTAAGGGCTGATACTGTTGATACCTTTCAGTGGTTCATAAACCTTGCCAATTCATTTAGAGAAAAACTTGTTGTCAATGTCCTTAAAATTATCTTTGTTGGCGGGCTTCTTTCTTTTATCTGGGCGTTCATGTCCTCTGGCGGAAGCAAGGTTGGCGAAGCTGTACTGAAGGGAATTATAAAGTAAGGAGTGATTATGGAACTCACAGTCAATAGAAAAATCAGCGATGATAAGTCAGTTGAAGGGGATTTCCTTATAGACGGGGTTGTGCAATTCCACACTATCGAAAGACCGTGGCTGAATGGTGCAAACACGCCTGATCTTGCTTGTATCCTACCAGGGACTTATTCTGTTATTATCGATTTCTCGCCGCACTTTGGCAGGAACATGCCTCACATTCTTAACGTTCCGGGCAGAGCAGAAATCCGTATTCATCCCGCAAACTGGGCTTCACAATTGGAAGGATGTATAGCAATTGGCATGATTGAGGGTTCGGATTATATTGGTGAAAGTGATGTTGCTTTTGGCAAGTTTTTCCCTGTTTTAAAGGCGGCCTTGACATTAAGCCAAGTTTCAATTACAATACAAAATCAGTTTTAGAAAGGAGTAATTTATGAACTTCTTTGACAAAATTAAACTAGCAAATTTGTTACGCCAACTTTATGAAAGGAGAGATTTTATTATGAAGAACTGGAAAACAACATTATCCGGCATTATAACAGCTTCCGGTGTTGGGATGATACAGTCAGATGACCCGACAGTCCAGTTAATCGGCAAATTACTGGCAGTCATCGGCCCTGTTCTCTTTGGATTTTTCGCCAAAGACAATAATGTCACCGGCGGCACGGTAGCACAAAATCAGGGCACAACGACACCGGCATCAAAATGATAAGCCTACTGGACAAAGTTAAAACTTGGCTTGCAAATAAGCCGGAAGAAGCGTATCCTCTCAATGAGCCACCCGACACGGATGAGGACACAGCAAAGGAGATGCCTGATAAACAGGAAGAAACAACAACTTCGTGTACGTTATTCAAGATTAAATTTTGAGAAAGGATTTATTTATGGAAGATTTAGAAAAGATTAAATTTTTAGAAAAGGAAATAGAGTTACTAAAAGAGATAATCCGATTAAAAGACGAAAATAAGTTGGCGAGTCCACCGGTTATTATTCCACAGCCATATCCTGTTTATCCCCCTATACAGCCTACACCTATTAATCCGTTGGTTCAGCCGTGGCCGAATTATTCGCAACCGTATACCCATACGACATGCGGAAGCACAATAAACATTAACTAAAAATGAAAGGAAGGTTTTTATGAGTACAATTTTACAGGAAATCGAAGCAGAGGGAACTAAAATTTGGGCTGACGTTGAGTTAATCTTCACAGACTACATCGAACCGTTGGCCAAGCAGTTGGCTACTGACGAAGCCGCATTGTTGGTTAAGACATTGGAAGCGAAAATAGCCGACATGGAAGGGGCATTTACCGTTGCCAAACTGGCGGCTCTTGTGCCTGATGTCCTTGCGGTTATGGCTACACAGGGGCTTACCATTCTGGAAACTGATATTCTGGCGGCAAGTGCGGCTATTCTAGCTAAGATTAGTGCGATTCAGGCGGCAGGGGCGGCAACAACTGGAACAGCCGCATAAGTTGTGACAAAAATTAGGTCAAATAACTACCCCTATTTGTTAAAGGCTTTAAAGGTCAATAACTTATAGGGGTGTTTTTTGGACAAAATTCGTGACAAAAATCAGCTATTTTTCTCAATCATACAGCATCATGTTATTGCTCTGTTATGCTTTCGGGTAATAATGCTAAGCCCTTTTTTAATTCCTCCCGTGCAAAACTTTGTAATTGATCATTCATCGCTTCACCTTCCCCTTGCTAACCCCCGTCCTTCTAACGGTGAATCCGTCCACTTTGGAAGGGTAGAATTTGCACAAGACTATCTCTTCTTCAAAACCTCTCGTTTTAAGGTATCTAAACAGCTGAACCCTTACACTGTTTCGTTCCATTGTGACCTCCTTTACATACCTTTAAATGTCTGTTGATTGCCTTGTCCAGCTTATCCTGACTGTTGGTGCAGATCAGGACCTTGCAGGCAGGACAACGGTATTTATACCATGTTTGTCTGGTCATGCGGCTACCTTTTTTATAGCTGTTTTCCAGTATTGAGTAACCTTCTCATATTGAGATTTTATTTCAGCAGGGACATCGTATGATTTGCGATCATAATATTTGCCAGTCACAAACCAGTTACCGGCCAATATTTTTTCACGGCCTTTGACGGTTTCTTTTACTTGGTCATCAATTTCTTCATACTCTTTTACAATAGGTTTCAGTTCTTCCAGCCGATCTAACATTTCCGATAAGTTTGTTGTGTCGATTTCAACTTCCTTGCCTATATGTTCGGGCAAGCACAGATGAACAAAGGGGCATTCATCGCATAACATTTCATTGTATGGAATAGGATCGGGAATCGTTCCGGCCTCAACATGAGCGTTAATTGCTTCAGCTTTCCTTAAAAGAGATTCCCCAAGTTCATAATCTAATGGAACCCATATCTCTTTTAATTCACCGGAAACTTTATTTTTAAAAATAATAACAGCGCGGTCTTTATTGCTTAAAAGACAATATAAAGTTACTTGTGAAAGGTAACGCCTCATGTACGGATATTTATGTTTTTTAATATCCTCGACTGAGTTAATGGATTTAAAGGCATAAGGAGATGATGATTTTATTTCAAGAGGAATGGCCTCTCCGTCAATAATAATCATGCCGTCAATCGATCCAGTTATTTTGTATTCAGGCCATGAAAACGCCCTTTGACTTTCATGTACCTGAAAACCGGCTTCGCGCAATTCCCTTAAAACAATATCCTCGATGTCGCGCCCAAGATCGAATACCGATTGAAGGCTAACATTGTGTAAGGTTTTCTCATTCCATTTTGTGCGATCAAAGACATGATACCGTAAACATTCATGCCCTAATTGAGATGCACGATTGCTATTTACTGGCGATTGTTTAATTTCGCGTTGTTTATATTCAAGTACCTTCTCGACTATCATCTTAACCCTCCTGCCCTGGCTGTCTGTCCGCTGGTTCAACCTTCTTAATTGTTTCGATGTTATTGCCGTATTTATCGGTTGTATAGGTGACTTCAATCTGTAATCCGGCTTCTTTGGCTTCTTTGGCGATTGTCGCTAGAGATTCGCTGAAAGTCGCATATTCTGTTTCGTCCCCCGCTTTTACAATGAATTTTGCCCACGGTTTCTTTGTTTTGGCATTTGTGCCGGTCTGTTTGCGAATATCAGCAATCCCGATTATGACGGTTAATGCTCCTTCTGATTTAATATCGTCCTTCTGTTTACCTTCTTTTTTATAACCGACAGATTGAATGTCATCCTTTTTGATTCCGGCGAACTCCTCTAAATCCTCATAAGTCATGTTTCTTAGCCCCAAAATACGGGTTATACCGCTACCTATACAGTTGGTATAGGCCGCCTTTTTAACGTCACCACGGTCAACCGCCGAAGCCGGAAGCTCTGTTTTGATACTATTCCCGTCTGTATCCTTCTGCGACCAGTCATATTTCTTAAAGAAACCGTCTTTTGACGATCTTGTTCCTATGACCTCGATAGAAGCACCGGCCAGACTGAAAAATCCCTTATAGGTAAAAATATAGTGGCCGCCTTCTTGAGTTTCACAAACCGGCTCTGATATTTTCCATGATATGCCAAACATCCTGGCTATTTTTTCCGCGCCGGAAACCTGCAAATAGGGCTTTCCTCCCTGATCTGTCCAATCATGGCGGTTAGTAAGTTTTAGACTTACCTTTTTTATCTTTGTCATTGCGTCAATTCGTTTCTCTGCTTGTTCCGCCAATGACATAAGCGTATCGTCATTAATGGGCGTTGTTATCACCTCTTGACTATTTACATCTATTACATCTTCACTCATTGTTTCCTCCTTTATTATTTTTGTCATCCTCCCAACTTCCTTTAAACGCGTGTTCTTCGTGATGTCCATAGTGTTCCTTCCCGCATACAGCACACTTCTCAATGTTGCGGTAGCTTTCCTCAACCTGATTCCTCTTTTCCGTGTCAGAGCAGTATGGATAAAAATCTTTCATGTTATCTCCTTTAGCCAGAGCCAGAGCCATCGCCAGAGCCATAGCCATAGCCATCGCCAGAGCCATAGCCATAGCCATAGCCAGAGCCAGAGCCAGAGCCATCGCCATAGCCATCGCCCCAGCCATCGCCATCGCCAGAGCCAGAGCCATAGCCATAGCCAGTGCCATCGCCAGAGCCAGAGCCATAGCCAGAGCCAGAGCCAGAGCCAGAGCCAGAGCCATCGCCATAGCCATCGCCCCAGCCATCGCCATCGCCATAGCCAGAGCCATCTTTATTTATTTTTGTGACCATACCAACTTCCTTTAAACGCGTGTTCTTCGTGATGTCCGTAGCGTTCCTTCCCGCAGACAGCACACTTCTCAATGTTGCGGTAGCTTTCCTCAATCTGATTCCTCTTTTCCGTGTCAGAGCAGTATGGAAAGAAATCTTTCATGTTATCTCCTTTTAGCCATCGCCAGAGCCAGAGCCATAGCCAGAGCCAGAGCCATAGCCAGTGCCAGAGCCAGAGCCAGAGCCATAGCCGTAGCCAGAGCCAGAGCCATAGCCATAGCCATCGCCAGAGCCATAGCCAGAGCCATAGCCATAGCCATAGCCAGTGCCAGAGCCATAGCCAGAGCCATAGCCATAGCCATAGCCAGAGCCAGAGCCATCGCCATAGCCAGAGCCATAGCCAGAGCCATCTTTATTTATTTTTGTGACCATACCCTTACCTCGCTGATGGATTTTTTAGCTGTCTCTGTGCATTGCAGTATTTCAATCGCTTCTGTCAATTCCACTTTATCGACAGCACACGGGAATTTACAGTTTGATGGTTTTGAGGTTCCGTCTGTTGCTAGTTGAGACAGAGAAGCCGCACCGTCCCAATACCAAATCCTTCTTGCTTGCCGCATGACAACTTCTTTTTCTTTGCGTGATTCAAGGTATCCGGCAAATACCCCCGCTGAATATGTCCTAACAATGACATAAGGCATACCGTTATAGGTGCTTGCTGTTTGGTTAAGTGTATCCTTTCTAACATACTCGATTTCGTTTATTGTAATTGTGTTCGGTTCTGACATTTTATTTCTCCTTTTTAATTTTATTTAGCGGGACGGTATCGGTCGTAGATCGTCTTAGCGTGTCGCCTTACCGAGTTCAGACTTGCCGCCACCGCCTTATTTCGCCTTAACGCACGCGTGAATCTCCGGATTGGGCAACCAGTTGGCTATCACATACTCCGAGCCGATTATCACCACTATTGTCCACAATCCTAACAAAAAAATAACTTCGTACAAATGCAGATGGAACCATTTCTTCGGGTTGTAGTCAATCGGCGTAAGACCTGTCGGTCTCCATTCGTAAATGTCTTTCATGGCTATCCTTCTATTTTATTCAATGCTTCTGTTAATACATCAATTTCGCTTTTTATTTTCTTAACTTCGTTCGCTTTTTTTACTTCACATTCTTTCTTTAAGCGTTCCTCTTTTTGGGTTTCTGTTTCGCTGGGAATGGCGGTAAAAAAACGGTTTCCCTTTCCCTCAATTGGTTGAACTGTATCGGAGTCAAAGCCCATCTTCTCGCCCAATTTTCCCCAAGCTCTATTGGCATTTTCCTGCGGAGATGGTGGAGTTCCACATTGCAGCATTATCATTGGCACTGGTTTGCAAGCGGCTAAAATCTCTTTTAAATCTTCTTCAGTCATTTCGTAATTAACTCTTGGATACATTATACCTTCCCTCCTTCATTTTCTATACTAGATACTATTCCATTTAACTCGTAGGGTTTTGTTTCGTTAATAAGGTTTGCTACCGCTTCAGTGATATTATTTCCAAATCCCGCAGGGGATACAGCTAAACAGTCAAAATCATCCCACGTTGCGCAAATTTGATTTCCGTCCATTTGTAGATTAATTGATCTCATTCCATCCACCCCAATGCACACATAAATAAGTACCCGCCGCCCAGTATAAGAAAAGTCACGGTCAGCAGTGTTGCGATCACGCAAGCCCAGCCCCATACCTTGTGCAACCACTCCCAAAACATCTCTACTAAGACTTTGTCAAACATAACCCTCCATCTCCTGTTTTAATCTGGTGGTGACCGGTTTGGATTAGGTTGTTTGCTAGCAATACCTTCTTTTTACCGGCTGTTGCCTTGGAAACTTCCTCACAGCCTACTCTTCTCCTTGGAATTTGTAAGCCGCACCACCATTACCTTTATTACCCTCTACGCCGCCAGCCTGACCGATGACTTACTCTGCATGGGGAGCCTAAGAAGGCGTCGCGCTCGATGAGGTAAGGTCTGTCGCGAAAGTCCAGCTAAAACTATTTAATCATTCTCTTTTCTGCTAAGAGAATGTAATCGTAATATTCAGCTATTTCATTATCGGTATAACCATGTTTTTTCCCGATTTCTTTATAATTCTTTTTCCACTCTTTAATGGAATATATTTCACAACCAATTTTAATATTTCCATTACATTCGGTTACTATGTGTTTTGTGCCCTGTATTAACAAGGGAGATTTTTCAACCTGAGCATCGCCATAGACCTGAGCATCGCCAGAGACCTGAGCATTGCCAGAGACCTGAGCATCGCCAGAGACCTGAGCATCGCCAGAGACCCGAGCATTGCCAGAGACCCGAGCATTGCCATAGACCTGAGCATTGCCAGAGACCCAAGCATTGCCAGAGACCTGAGCATTGCCATAGACCTGAGCATTGCCAGAGACCTGAGCATTGCCAGAGACCTGAGCATTGCCATAGACCCAAGCATTGCCATAGACCTGAGCATCGCCAGAGACCTGAGCATCGCCAGAGACCTGAGCATTGCCAGAGACCCAAGCATCGCCAGAGGAATAAATATTTTCTTCTTTTTCAACCCAACCAC